GTATCATAGAACATCTGTTCGATTCTGTTCCCCATAACACAACATTTCATTACATACGTATACAAACAGAACAACTATCACCGAACAAATGTTCGTTGTGCAATCTGTATAAAAACGAACAAATGTTTTGTAACATCTGCCAATATACAAAACTGAATTATAAGCGTATAATAGTACTTGTAAATGAGATATACACAACATTAAAATGTTTTGGGAGGTTGGAATGATGAAAAGAATTGATTTGAAAAACAAAGGAACTATTTACATTGGGACGGCATATGAGATTAGCCGTCTGTATCGCCATTTCAAGAAAAGATCTATTGCGTATAACGCATTTTGTGGCGATCCAGCATACAATTTTATGAAATATTATGGGCTGGTCGTTGATAAATTTGATTTAGACGGTAGAGAACTAGAGGACTGGACAATGCACGTAGTAGCTGGGGACACGGCATTAGCTATGATCTATGATTTGTAAAAGGAGATGGGATAAATGGGCAAATTAGAAATGAAAAGAGTGGCTAAGAAAGCTATTAATGAACAATGTTATTGTCAAGTTTTACAGAAAAATATAATGTTATTAGAATCTGCGGACGGATATATTTTATGCAGAGATGCAAGAACAGGGCTGGAATTTCGAATTGTCGAAGAAATGACAGGCTGGGAAGTAGAAATTGTAAATAGCCGGATTGTTGCAGAATTGGGGTGATAATATGCAAGCATATAAAAACTTATTCACCGAGGCTACCCGACTAGCTTCACAAGGCGTTGAGTACGCCAGAGAGTTTGTCAATTTCATGTCTCCGAAACTGAAACGCAAAAAAGGGCGTCAGCGTGTAGGTGATCTCAAAAAGCGTGAAACAAGAAGCAAGAAACAGCGTCAGCGAATCAATGACGCTATAACGGCTTATAAGCAAGGAAAAGCGAATGCACAAAAAGAACAAAAACAAGCTGAATCGCTTGTTTCTTCTGGTTATGCTGATTCGGTTGATTCTGCAAAGGATCTTGTCAGCTTGTTTGCCGTTATGACTGCAGATCGCATGCGTGAAAAATTCGGGTTTTCATCAGATCAGATAATCGACTTAAACGAGTACTCCGAAGAACTTGGTATAGATGAAGTCAAAAAAGTTGCTGAGTGGGTGATGTTAGATAAAGAGGACAGCACCCCAACCTATCTAAAGGAATATTTAGAAGAGGATGACGAATACAAGCTAGCAGATCTTGTATTAAACATTCTCGAAAACGAGAATATAAGTTTTGACGATTTGCAGATGGCTTTTAGCGAAGAACCAACTACAAAATGGCGTAACGCACTGGAAAGTGGGGACTTTGATATATCAGAGTACCTAGACGAATATTGGAGGTAGTGATATGCTTTACTGGACTAAATTCGACGAAAAAAGCAGATTCCATTGTGTGGACTATATCATGGGTAGAAATCACATTGCAGAAACACGTGAGATTTTGACTTTCGACATTGAGACTACCAGCATTTGGGAAATCAACGGACACATCACCCCATATAAAGGGCGATATTCAGAAAAGCAATATAACACCGCAAAAAGCAAGGCGTTTTGTTACATATGGCAGTTTGGGGTAGACGATACTGTATATTATGGACGGTATCTTTCCGAATTGCCAAAATTTCTAAAAAGAATAAAAAAAGCCTGTAAAAGTCTATCTCCGATTATTTGGATTCATAACCTGTCATACGAGTTTCAGTTTATCCGTGAATATCTTGAAGAAATCGCCCCAATTACAGTATTCGCCCGATCAGAGAGAAAACCGATAAAATTCGATTGGGACATATTCGAATTTAGGTGTACTTATATGCTTACCAGAAAATCACTTGAAACATGGGGCAAGGAACTAGGTTGTGAAAAAATGACTGGGGATCTCGACTATAACATTTTGAGAACCCCAAAAACATTCATGACAAAAACAGAGATAGGCTACTGCAAGCGAGATTGTATTGTTGTTTATCATGGCATCCGTGATTTTTTGAAAACATATGAATACCAGCACGCCATCCCTTTGACGCAAACAGGCAGAGTAAGACGAGTTGTGAAGAATTTCACAAAAAACGACTATAAATATTTGCGAAAAATAACACGTATGCAGCCGTCTGCCGAAAATGAATATAAGCTGCTCCGTGCTGCTTTTATGGGTGGAAGCACCGGGGCTTGCTATCTTAACGCTGGAAAAGTCTTACATCATGTCGGGTCATTTGATCTTTCAAGCGATTATCCATCTCAAATAGTACGGCAGAAATATCCAATGCAAAAATTTAGGGAAGTATCTGTTAAGAAAAAGACAAATTTTGAAAAATATGCTTATATTTTTGTTTTGAAAATGGAAAATATAACATCAAAAAGCAACACACATTATCTGCCGTCCAGTAAGTGTATAGCGTTAAAAGGCGCAAAATATGACAATGGTAAAATAATCAGTGCAAAAAGCTGTGTCTTTATATGCACAGAACAGGACTACATGATACTACACGATTGTTATAATTTTACAGAAAAAATTATAAAATTGTTTCAATCCAAAAAGCGGTATCTCCCGACATATTTTGTATCATATGTGCTAGACTTATACGAAAACAAAACAAAATTAAAGGGCGTTACAGGATCAGAAGAACTATACAAGGAATCGAAAGAGTTTATCAATGCCCTGTACGGAATGATGGTAACTGATTTCGTGCAATCTGAGATCCTGTACGATCACGGATGGGAGACAGTCACCCCAAATATTAAAGAATCGCTGGATGATTGCCACGAAAAATTCTATAAAAACAATCTGCCGTATCAGTGGGGCGTGTGGGTTACAGCATATGCAAGAAGAACATTGTGGACGGCATTGTTACACATTGACAAAAAGGGAGATAACGTGTACTATGATACCGATAGCTGTAAACAGTTACACACGACACATTATATTGATTATTTTAGATCGTGCAATATTAAAATAATCAACGACACACGAAAAGCTTTGAACTATCACGGGTTGCCATTGGAAAAAATGTGCCCAAAAGATAAAAAAGGCAATCGCCATTTTATCGGTATTTGGGAGCAAGAAAAGTCATATGAATCATTCGTCACACAAGGTGCTAAACGCTACGCCTATCAATATGACGATAAAGTGATCCATTGCACAGTATCTGGTGTTCCGAAAAATAACACGATAGCCTTAAAAGATCTGAAAGACTTTAAGGACGGCTTCATTTTTCCAAGAGATCTTAAAAAAGATGGTGTTGAGATCTCGAAAAAACTTGTGCAATATGTTGACAACTCTGAATGGTGTCCTGTGATAGATGGTATCACTATTGACAACAAAAATAGTATTGTCATGCGTCCGACAACATATGAAATGGGGTTATTGGAAGATTATAAGAAACTGATTGACTTGGGCAAACAAAAAAAGAGATTATAAACAGGAGGTAGTAACATGGGAATAGGAAGAGACGGTTTTTACACTACAAAAGACATTTGTGAACAAAACGCAACATACAATATCATACTTTCCGGGCGTGGTGCTGGCAAGTCTTACGCTATTGCATACGAACATACAAAAGATAATGTGCTATATACAGGGTATCTGTGGCGTGCGTGGGAAAACAAGAAATGCACAGTAGCATATTTGCGTCGTTTTAACGATGATGTAAAGTCATCCTTGGTCGAGGATGATTTTGCTGATAAAGATATTAGCAAAATCACAAAGGGCAGATATGATCATGTAAAGGTATTTCGTGGCAAAATGTATTTTGCAAAACTAAAAGAAGACGGCACGGAAGAGAAATGCCCTTGGAATTTTGGGCAAGTTTTTGCGCTTAATATAGCGGGGCGTTATAAGTCAAGACAGTATCCAGATATCACGGATATTGTATTCGAAGAATCGGTGGCGTGTGATAATGAGCGATACCTACCAAGTGAAACGGTCACACTTGCTAACCTTGTAAGTACTATCTTTCGTGATCGTGTCGGCAAAGTATGGTTGTTGGGGAATACCGTAAGCCGTCATTCCCCATACTATACAGACTGGGGACTTCGTGGCGTAACAAAAATGAAAGTCGGGCAAATTGATACATACGATAAAATCAATGATGATGGGTCGGTGATTAAGATCGCTGTTGAGTTGTCGCCAAACAAAAATACAAAAAATAAGATGTTTTTCGGCAAAAACATAAAATCTATAAAAGGCAGTGAGTGGCAGACGGAAGAATACTGTAAGCTACCGAATAAGCTAGAAACATATGATATGCTATATGAAGTGCAGATCATAGGTAGCGTTGTAAATTTTAATCTAAAACTACTATTGCAAAATGACGGATCACCACTGCTATATATCTATCCAGCATCACGATTATATGATGATCTATACACGTTATCGAACGTATGTTCGTTAGAGCCAAACATCCATAAACGATTAGGATCGCTTGCAGTGCATGATCTCATACGGTCAGCGTGGAAAGATGGCAAGGTGGCGTATTGCGATAATATAACCGGGCAAGATTTTGCGGATTTTATGAAAAATGACGGCAGAGGAATTTTATCATGAGAAAAAAGGGAGTATGTGCTCCCTTTTTTTGTTGCAATGTTTCACGTGAAACATTAGTAATATAACCCACTCTGCATTGCGGTAACGATCATGTCATGCTCTGCCCCTGTCATTCCGTCAGCTAATGGAATTACAGGATTTTGCACGATATTAAACCCTTGCAGATCGCTGATCTTTTTAGTTACGTAAGCCGGAAATCCGACCACGTGGCTATAATTCTTCGGGCGGTTATACTGGGGATGCTTTATCATTATCATGCACTTAGGATGCGCATAAAACGAACCATCCCCTCCGGTAGATGCAAATATAGTCTGAGGTGGTGCTGTGGCAGATCCCTGAGCAATCTCACTAATCATTCCAATCGGGTTTCCCTTTGCACCCTCCATTGCAAAGTCCCAAACTTTCCCTGAAAAATTCCGACTAATAGTGCTAAATGTATCTAGCCCACTTTGCAATGAGATAGGCACTTCTACCGCCATGTGTCCACTAACGCTACTAATCATTGTTTTATTGCGCATCAAAAAGTAAGTGATAAGACCGCTCTGTAAGTCATACTGTGCTTTTATGTTTAATGTAGCAGTCTCGCCACCACCAGCACCCATAAACAAGTTAGTATCAATTGGCACTACACCAACGAACGGAAGATACAACTTGACATCTGTATAAGGTGCATAATCAGCGAATGAGTTATATTCTTTCGAAAATTTGTAACTCCCAATATTGACTATAGGAGCAGTGGTATTCCCTATCGTTTGCACTGTCAAATCATCATAGGTTTTAAATCCCAAAATAACCGGGCTTGTATCGCCTATGCCACCAAGGTTTTCTGCCGTGGTTGGCATGAATTTGAGTGATACCACATTACTAATAAGATTGGAATAAATCCCGGTGAATGCTCCTTTTACAAAGTCTGTCAGATCCGTTTCCCACACTTCCGAATAAAATGACTGCATTTGACTTTCAGAAATCCAGTAGTTATGCAAATTTGACAGCTTCACGCTATTTACCGTTGGTGCTGATGGTTCGTTCTCGTCAAAAGTAGACGATTTACCACCGTCTTCTCCGTCCTCATTCGAATCTGTATCTTTCTTGACATGGGACGGATTCACCCTTGCATCTGACGGAATAGTTCCATCTTGCACATAGCGTTGCGCTTCGCTTAAGTTACTTGTCATTATCAGATCCAGAAATACTATAGGGTTTCCGTCAACCGCATTCATGCCGGCAACGTTAAAAGTGTGCCATGCAATCCATTCTCCCGCTTCAATAGGTGCCGCATTGGCGGTTGCCACAATATCACTTGCCGCTTTTAGCATTTCTGACGGCATATCGTTCACGTTTACAAGATTATAACCTCTTGTTTCAACACCCTGTGTATATGGCGTTTCGCTCTTAAACAACGCACATTTCGTATCATCGTCGAAAGCAAAAGTGAATGAATCACTAACAGAATCTGTTAGCCCGGCAGACCAATTATAATTTACATATGTGCCATTCTGGGGGATTGAATACTCAAACAGCACCGATCCTTTATCCGGCAGAACATCACCTACGTTTTTAATCGGCACTTCTTTATTTGCGCCTTTCCCCATATAATAGGAAACTACACCTGTTTCTACGGATGTCTGCTCCGCAACTGGCAATGAAAGAGCATCTACAAACGATCCCGCAGAACTACTTGCCCCATATAAAATCTGTTTGTTATTTGTAACTAGATCCCCGGGTGCACCAATAATGCTAATCTTTCCATCATGCACATATCCTATTAAACGTCCAGCATTTGCGTAATCAATCCTAATCGTTTCAATATTTGAATAAGCACTAATGGCATCAACACGGATCTGCCCATCTGCTCTACGTGTGATACTTATTACACTGCCCCCCTCAGATGCCCATGCAAACGAAAAATGATCTCCGTACTTGCTCCAGTCAATCGGTTCTTCTATTTTAGCCATTTTCCACGCTCCTTTCTTCCAACATTGCTTTCTGTGTTTCGGTTAAAGATCCTTTGCCCGCCGTTGTTAAGATAAGACGATCGCATTTTTTGTCAAATACGTCAATGCCAAAATTTACATATGTGTAGAAGTTGTCGCTATGGATCGGCTCTGATCCATCCTGTATATAGCGATTGCGGATGCTTTCCGATCTCGTTACAAGCTGTGATGTGTTTTTATATTTGGCATACCACGAAAAAACAGCGTCTACCTCACAGGATACCGCAACTACATTACTACGATATTCCATGTTACTAATATAGTAGTATCTGTTAAACTGCGGTATTCTCAAATAGTTATAACCAGCTAAAGTAGCAATGTCAGACGCACGTATCAACACGGTAGGATTGATTACGTTAGTCGCGTCTAACAACTTGCATCCGGTCATTATTCTTTCCTTGGACAATACTTTCTGCACTGTTTCAGTTTTTGACGTGCATGCGTAAAAATCAATATTCATAGCATCCCTCCTCACTGTATAATGGCGGTATCACCCACTCGTCAGTGCAAAACGATTCTTGCACTATGTCCGCTATCACTGCAAAAACTGAAAACTCGGCAACTTCTCTTTCGGATTCAAGCATCTGCTGTGACGTAGTCACTCCGATATTTCCGCTTGTTGCATCCTCAGTGGTGTCTACTCGATTAGCGAACGTGTGTTCGTTTTTCACATCATTATAAGTAACGGTTTCATTAGAGTTATATTGATTTGTGTCTTTCCGATCGTTAAAAGTTTCTGTGGTCTGCATTCCGTCATATGTGGTCACGTCTTTCGTATCCCCGGCAAAGTCTGACGGTTCATTGAAAGCAGTAGTCAAATGTATGTTCGTTGTTGATCCAGTTGGGGTGGAAGTTGTTCCGCCTGTATAAGCTAGGGTGTCACTACCGCCATGCGCTCTTTCTTCTGATCCGCTTCTTGTATCTGCTTCGGATCCCTCATGTTTAATAGTAGTAGTCTGTTTACGGTTGTAGTTTTCAATGGGGTTATAATCTAATGTAGTAGTGTTATATAAAGTATCAATTTTATATTTATTCTCCATTAGTACAGAATCAACTAAACTCCGTATAATCTCATACGCCCTGTTATCCTGACCAGTCTCAAGCACTCCATTAGTTAGAGTTCCGTAAAACAAACGCTTGCTTGGGTATCGTTTCATTATGATATTAGTTACGGCAACAAGATTTTCTTCGTTTTGTAGACAAGTAGGGTAGCTTGTTCTGCCGTCGGCAGTTTCTGAAAACAAAAATTTGTAGCAATTTGCGCCCGATAGCAGATAGATATTATCTGCTGACGATCCGGTACGATTATATTCTGCCAGCAGATAATCTGCGATCGTGTATTTATTAATCATTATCACCATCTCCTTTCTGCTCCGAATCGTCAAGCGATCCGTTACCGTCCAAATCTACATTACAGATAAGTTCTCCTTTTACACCAAACACACGTTTGATTTCTTCGAGACCTTTTAACCTACTATCTCTCATGTCGGTAAGATTGAGTTTTAATAGTGAGTTATTCGCTTGCACCTCATCAGTGATAAGACGTTCTCGCTTATCATTTGCACGTCTGACCCCTATCAATTCAAGAAAAGAGTTTAATATATTGTTGCGTGTGTCGTACAGTTCCGAATAACTCAATCGCTTATCCGTTCCGAGTGGGCGCATTTCAATGGTAGAAAACCCTTTGTCTACGCACACGTCAATCTTACCCTCATACATCTTACTTCGATATTCTCTCGCAGACTGTGCTTGCTGTTCTGATATGGCAGTCCATGCTACGGTATCTCTGTTATTGATGAAGGCAGAAAGTAAAGTTACTTCTGCATGTGCTAGCTGACAAGCGTAGGCATGTATGATCTCACTCATTCCATTTCGCAGTGTGTTGTTACTGATTAAAACAGCATCTTTTCCTATCGTGCGTTCTCCGCTCTCAAGTGGAGTAGTGTAATTATAACTTGTAAATTCGTCAAAATAATAAGTTAGTCCGAACAAACTTACATTTGTCGCTAGCAGATCACCCCTGTTATTTCTGTTTATTCCACATTTTCCAAATAACAATAGCCTGACCTCAATTTCTTTCGGTGGTATGATTTCTGCAAGGTCACCAGTGTAAGAAAAAATCTTACAAGCATAATCGAAAAGAACTTCTCGCCAATATTGATAGTAAAATGAATAGCCGTGTTGTTTTCGCCTGTATGCAAACTTTTCAAAATCTCTGATAAACATTTCTTTCACTCCTTTTTTAATAAAAAAGGGAACATTTGTGTTCCCTTTTAATTTGTGTTGCATTTACTAATTTTGTCACGCTTCCGCAATATAAAACACTACACCGCATCTCGCACGATTGATAAAGAATCCCTGATCTGCTTTATGAAAGTAATCCGTACACTCAGAAGCTGGGTTGTAGATCGACTTTGTTCGGATTCGGTCGAACATGTAGCCTTGTCTACGAGGATCGCAAACGTAAGCTATAACTCCACTTTGACTTACATCTGTGCCTGTTGTGTCAGCGTCTCCCTCATGCACTTTAATATTGACGGAAGATACAGTTGTGAAATCGTCAGTCTTTCCCCTTGCTTGCCAAAAGTTGACTGTGTCGTAATCCGGCAAAGCAACTAACTCTTTATGATAGGTGTCTGCTGACAAGTAAGCATCTGAAGCAGTCGCATAGTTTGTCAGCAATCGTACCTGTGGCGATTCATGCCATTTTGTCGCACCTAACTCATTGTAAAAGATAGACGGATCTCGCATCTTTTTAGTGACAAGAAGAATCTCCTTTGCACAGTAGCGCAAAAACTCCTTATTGATAAGTGCCATTGCCACCGTCAGCCCCGCATTGGTTAACGTGTTGTACTCATGCAAAAGGTTTCTCGCCATTGTAGGGACTGGGTTTGTCTTTTTTGTTCCAGCATGGATCGCTGAAGCAACAGCGGTTGAAATAACGCCGTGCTGCAGATCGTTCTCCGCTAAAGTCATAGCGTTATACATATCCTGAAAGATCATTTCTACAAATGCAGAAAATGTTGCTTCATTGGTAAAAGCATCGTTTAACTGAATATCATAGATCTTTTTGTCGATCTCCCATGTTGCACGCTTGGAAAAGTACTGTACCAAAATATCAGTATCATCACTTTTCATTACGTCAAAAGGATTCTGCTGTTCGATCACGTTCGACTTTGCGCCGTATATCCAAGAATTATTCTGCTTGGAGTTGGCAATGCTTTTTGTTTCAATCGTCTGCAACACTGCGCCAAACTCCATAGTATCCATTCGTTCTACCAAATTTTTTCTGACTAGTTCTTCATACAGAACAATTGTTCGCCCAATGCGATCTGCCAATGCCTGATAGCAAGAATCTTTGTTGCTATCGGTTGCCATGACAACACGACCAAAAGATATAAATGCAGCGGTATCTTTTACCGCGATATTCTCTGCACCTATAATCTCTTTAGACATTGAGTTTATCATGGAATAGATTTGCTCAGTTTTCATTTTTCTTCCTCCTCTTCTTCGTCGATAACGTCTTCTATGTTGTCT